AATAACAATAACGATAATCCATCAAAAAATATAGGAGAGAAGGAGAAAAGTGGGTTCCTATCTAGTTTTAGGAGCAAAATCTCATCAAAGTCAACCGTCACATCAGTATTGGAGAAGGAACCGGAAAAAGAGAAAAAGGAAGAGACGGTTATACCCGTTGGCGTTGTTGGACACGCATCATTATTATCAACTAATCCTCGATTTACTGTAAATATACCCGTATCTAATTCTATTCTATCCATGGCTGAACGTGCTGATAATATAATGTCTGGGATAGAGTTGACAACAAAGAGGATTCAGGAAAGTGGTTTTGATACCCAGTGTAAAAGAATATCTGGACTGGTGGAAAAAGTCACATCAAAATTGACGTCACTGGTTGACGAATCTGTAAATTTATTCACAAGTATGGATATGGTATTTGAAGTCACAACAGGACTCGCTAGTTTAGTCGGTATGGTGAGTGCACCCTTAACCCCAATGTCTATTTTAGGGGGTGTGTATACTATCTACAAGATCATTAAATCTATTATTTTGAAATTTCCGACATTTATGAGAACACTAATATTTGGGAAACATTGGTTAGAAGGAACTGAACAAGAAGTGGAGATGGAAGAATTGGCTGATATGGCAGTTGCCGAAGCGGGAGGGTCATTACTTAATTTGGCGTATACTGGATTAATAATGATCTTACCTAAGCGCATACGGGATTTATTGGACCATTTTCAGAAGTACACTCGAATAAAAATACTTGAAGATCTTGATTGGGTTTTCCAGATAGGGGAGATAGTTCTCTCGATTCCAACTTTTGTTTTACGATACATCAGTGGCTTGTGTGCAGATTCTCAATCGACAGTCAGTCAATCAGTTAAGTATTATGTGGACCTATTATTGGAAAAATACGAAGGAGCACTTAAATTCCTCCCAGAAATAACGACATATCGACTGTTGAATCGATTTACAGCTACAACCTCCGAATTAGTTGTAAATAGAAAACTACTATGTAGTCGCAAGTACCTCGATCAATTATCAAAATTAGTAACTGAAGGTCGAGAACATGCAGCCGTACTACGAGCAACAAAGAATCAAGTACCAAATAATTATCAATCAATGCTGACAGAACTAGAGAACCAATTACGATCAGGGGTTTTTATGATTCAATCATCGCACCCGGAACCTGTGGCTATTCTTCTGTATAGTACACCAGGTAAAGGAAAAACAACATTTGTGCAACAGTGTAGGCAATATCTAACTGGAGCGGGTAAGAATTCCATTTACGATTATACCCCCACTGATGGTTATTCAGATTTTCATGATCAATATAAAGCGCACAATGTGTGGATACATGAGGACATTGGTCAGCGAGGACCTAGAGATTGGGCTCAATATATAAACCATATTGGAGTAAATCCTAGTCGCATGGATGGCGCATCACTACCATCAAAATCGACAATCTATTTTGATTCACAGCTTATACTTGGAACAACGAACAAGCGCATACATCGCAGTAAACTCGTGCCCGTTAAAGATTGTGGGTGGGAAGACCCAGAAGCAGTAGAGAGACGGTGGATAGTCGTCGAGTATGAACGAAATAAAGACGCTTGTGATATGTATCGATATGATGTAGTTGAACACCGATGGAAACTGTTACAACAAAAGATGAATTGTGATTCCGCAAAGATCTTTTGTGATACGATTAAAGCCATGTATCTGCAGAATGTAAACACATATAAAAAACTAATAGCTAGTGATAATAAAATAGGAGCTGCAGATTATTGTCTATCTGATGTTCGCTCGGAAGGTAGACGAATAGCCACAGCTATTGTCGAAGATGCACAAACCGAACCTAAAGTTCTAGAGCCATCAGCTGAAACTATAGTCGATCGTCAAAGTATAGTCCATAAGTGTGGTAAACTAGAACTACTTGATATGAGTCCTAGAGCACAGCAATCTTATATTGATGAGGGCTTACTCATAAATGGGGGTACTGAGTTAGTTGGCGAGGGTGAAATACACATCGGGACTGAGGAATCGTGGAAAGAATATGTCATACGAAGAACATCCGAAATTAAGGATTCATTTTTGGATCAAGTCAACAAATTGAAGGACACCATACTAGAAGTGAATGATAAAGTTAGAGAGATCGTCCCGTTGAAATATTTGATAGCTGGGGGAGCTGCCACTGGTTTGGCTCTCTTAGCATCCATCGGAGCCGCCATTTACTTCTCTCGTAAGAGTGAAGATGATGTCAGTTTATACCAACCATTCATACATTGGGCATCTGTTGACAAGAAATTATCGGCAAAGGAATTATATGGGGAAGCTAGTTGGAAGACTAACATCATTATGGATGAACACCCTACTGAAGCAGTGCGATCAGTTGCAAAGAATGTCCTTCGTAGTGTTTTTTCGTATCAACGAACACATATAACTGGACATATAGTTATGATTAATTTCGATATAGCTATTTGTCCAGCTCATTTTTTGTTGAATGAGAAAGAGGTGCCAAAAGAAGTTTTTATTCGATCAGAGGATAAGGATGGTCGAGAGGTTATAGCTGCGTTTTTCACGGTGATTAAAATGGAGCTAGAAGAAGATTTGGCCATTTTGAAGTATAAAAATCCTCATGTCCATTTATTTCGAACATTACATAGAGCTATTAACAAGGAACCATCGTCTCGAGCTATATATCTAACTACCAATGACGGATCAATCTTTGTTGGTGAACCAAGTTTAATGCACGTTAAGACAGGAGCATATCGCCATGATCATCATCGTTTTGTTATGAAAGAATGTATTGAACATAACTATGGTGGTCAAGTGATGTCTTCCCCTGGTCTTTGTGGCGCGTTAGCCGTGACAACTGACGGAAAGGTAATAGGTTGGCATATAGCCGGTCTAGACGGAGTAGGATACATTCGCTTTTGGAACAAAGAGACACAACAATTGGTTACAGGAGCTGAAGATAGTACGCACATAGTTCCTATTCGAGAAACGGAAATTCTAGGAGCACATATAGTGGATGACACCACATATCACCATGTGGTTCTCAAGAGTGAATTACAACCCTCTGCAATGTTGGAATATATGAAACAGTCACCTTATTTGTGCCCAAATGGGGAGCTTGAACGAGTACCAGCAGTTCTAGGAGGTAAAAAGGAGGTCAATGGTGAGATTGTTCGAACATATGATTACTCTAGGGTGAAAAATCTTAGGAAAGTGGACATGCCCGTCAATATGGAAGCCCTTGAATTTGCAAAGAAATATGTTCACAAGTTACTGAATAATGCCACCCATGGTAAGAAAATCGATAGGTTGCAAGATGACGAGATCGTTACAGGATATCGTGATGAAAGTGGAGTCTTAAGGAAGGTCAACCTGGATGCTTCAGCCGGAATTCCATGGAATGGTAGAGTGGGTGATTATATTGACCTTGAAAATAAGAAAATTGATAAACGAGTACTAGAGGCTATGTTAAAGGTCGAGAGTGACGCTAAAAGAAATATCAAAACTCACTCATCAATCGTATTTAAGGATGCGAATAAGGATGAAATACGTAATGCTGAGAAAAAGGACAGTCCTCGTTGTTTTGCTGCAGGACCCTTACATTTCACTTTATTGATACGAAGATGGTTTGGTCGATTACATTCTTTATTTATGAATATGCGACACGAAACAGGAATCATGATTGGCATCAACGCCACCAGTTCTGAATGGCATCGATTGTGGAAGCGATTATGCCAGTTTGAGCAGTGGTTCGATGGTGATTATGAGATGTGGGATGGAGCTATGCGAAAAGAGTTTCAAGAGTGCTTAAATGAAGAATTAGCAATGGTGTGTTCTGATTACAAGGTTGGTATACATCTGTTGTCGTACATTAGTGAAACTACACGTGCTGGTATGGATTTTACTTATGTTACGACACATTCGGTACCGAGTGGACACGGTATGACCGCATTATATAATTCACTTATTAACAAAATGTACGTCGCTTATGCCTGGTATTTACTAGTTGGTAAAGCTAGTAATACTAGTCATGACGTGATGTTAATTCAAATTGATAGGGACCTGTATACTCCAGTATATGGTGATGATATAGTGGCTGGTGTCAGCAATCGTATAGCAAATAAATTCAATGCAATAACCTATGGTATGGTGATGAGAGATTTGGGATTGGGTTTTACATCTGCAGATAAACGCGCGCAAGACAGACCATTCAGAGCCTTGCGGGATATAACATTCTTAAAACGGCACTTTTATGCACATAGATTACTAGGTCAAATAGTAGGACCTTTGGAGTTGAGAGTATTAAAATCTTCAGCCGGATATGTTCGGGATATAAGTAGAGATGCTACCATCACTAAGGATAAACTAGATAGTATTCAAAGGGAGTTGTTCTTACACTCGCCGGAGGTGTATAGGGTATATTGGGGAGAGCTTCAAGATTGTTATCAAAAAGCTTTTGATATGCCCTTGCAAGGATTAACGGAATTGGAGATGACAACATTATATAAGAATGGTTGTTTAAGATCTGACTTGTTTGAAGCTATAGCTGAGGGATTACCATCGAGACGACGTCGCAAGCGACGTCTCTGTCGTTTCGATACATCTTAAAAGAAAAATAAAGAGTTACTCTACTCTAACCACTTAAAAGGAGCCCTATCTAGCTTGGTAAACTAGATAGGGAGAGACCTACCTCTCAAGTTTATGGGACTTGATTTTTGGGATACGTTTTTGGAAACGGTCCGATGTTTTATAGGACAGTATTACATCGCGTCTAACATCTGACGTAAAACATCGGGTGAACAGGGCCAATATCATAATATGTTCATCGAAAGTAGTGTA